CGTGGCGCGTTGATTTACAACTCATCTGCTACAAATGCCGCAGTAGCCGCACTAGATTTTGGTGGTGATAAAACATCAACAGCAGGTACTTTTACAATTCAGTTCCCAACAGCAGACGCTTCTAACGCTATTATTCGTATTGCGTAGAGGAGCCCCTCATGGCTAACGTAACTGGTTGGGGAAGATCAACATGGGGTGACGGAGCATGGGGGCAGGAAGCCCCTGTGGCTGTTACAGGTCTTTCCTCGACCAGTTCTTTGGGCTCTGTTTCAGTTACTGCGTCATGTCTCGTAGTTGAAGACGGTGTTACAAGTCTAATTGCTCATGGACAAGTAAGCACACAGCTACTGCAAGTGGTTACACCTACTTCTGCTACAGGAACAGGACAGACAACTACCCCGAATATTTCTGGGGATGCAAACTTTAGCATTACAGGGGTTGGCGGTACGTTATCTCTGGGAACAGTTGATGCAGTATCAGTAGCGGAAGTAACGGGTGTAAGTTCTACAGGGGGTTTGGGAACTGTCACCATGACAGGCACCGCTAACATAGTCCCTACAGGTGTTGAAGATACTGGACAGTTGGGGACTCCTAGCATTCTTCTCACACAGACGATTACCGCGCCTTCTTTCTTGGCTACTGGTGCCTTAAATGCCCCTACAATATTAGGGGATGCCGACTTCAGCATTACAGGGGTGTCAGGAACTAATTCTGTAGGTTCAGTTGTGCCTTTCGCAGGCGCAGATGTAAATGTTACTGGAGAGGAAGCCTCACTAGATAACAATTTAGCAGGCGTAGTGATATTTGCAGGGGCTAAACCCGTGCCTACAGGTGTGTCTGCCACCTCTTCTGTAGGCTCTCCAACGGTTACAGGAACTTGCGTTTTAACTTTAAGTGGGGTATCTTCTACGGGAGATGTTTCAACGCCTGTTTTATGGGGTGAGGTAACAATTGCTCCCACAGCAACTTGGAATGGAGTAGCGGCGTAATGGCTAGTAACTATACAGACAATACTGGTATTGAAAAACCGGGTACTGGTGATCAGTCGGGTACTTGGGGCACAACAACCAATACAAACTTTGATATTATTGATAGGGCGCTGAATGGTAAAGTTACCATTTCTCTTAGCGGCACTACACACACCTTAGATACCTCTGATGGAACACTTTCAGACGGTATGTATAAGGTTTTGGAATTAGGTGGAAGCCCTTCTGGTACAAACACCATTACAATCACCCCAAATAACGCTCAGAAGCTATACTTTGTATACAACAATTCAGGTCAGAGCGTAATTTTAACACAAGGCACAGGCGCCACCACCACTACTTTAGAGGATGGTAAGCGCGGGATTGTTTACGCGGATGGAAACAATAACGTAGAGCTATTCCCTGCTAATGACCCTTCAGACCTTGACCCTGCTTTAGTCGCTACCATTACATCTGTGGATGCGGCAGACATGGTTTTTGTTGTGGACACCGATGATAGCAATGCTATTAAGAAGGCGACTATCACAAACGCCGCTTTACAAGGCCCGGCGGGCCCGGCGGGCGCAGATGGTCCGACTGGCCCTACAGGCCCAACTGGTCCGACTGGCCCTACAGGTCCAACTGGCCCTTCGGGAACCCCTTCGAGCACTTTTAATGCGGTAGGCTCTTACGGTTTCTTTATGTATCAGCCAAAAGCTAATGGTCCCCTCGTTGGGCAAACAGCGGCTGGTTCTCAAATTAGATATACAAATACCTCCGCTACAGAGTATCAGGCGTCGGGTCTATCCGGGACGGGGGCAGGCGCATCTAACCAGTCAAACCTACAAAGCTACTGCTATGCTGAAGGTCAGTGGGGCTCTACTGTTTCAGGCACATGGAGGAATATGGGGACAGGAAGAGCTTCTAGCTCCCTTGCAAATATCCAGCACCAATACAGGAAAACTTTAAATCTTTGGGTAAGGACTTCTTAAAATGAGAACTGTATACGAGCTACAGGATTACCTTGGTAGGGACATCACTAGGACTGTTTTAGGTGCAAGAAACCCTAACTACACCGACACTGACGCCATTGAAATGGAAGTTCATTTTGAAGAATTTGGCGATGAGTGGGTAATGTTTTCCGCAGTCGAAAACGATGATACTCAGTATGGAAGAGATCTTTATGCCGCCGCAAAAAGAGGTGATTTTGGTGAAATAGCTCCGTATGCGCCGCCTTCAGATATCCATGATTTAGACCAAGTGAAAGATAGAATTAGATCAGAAAGAGATCATCTATTACAGCAAACCGATTGGGTAGAAACTCCTTCCTATTGGAACCGTTTATCTATTGAAAAGCAGACTGAGTGGCTGACTTACAAACAGGATTTGCGGGACTTGCCTAATAACGTTTCTGAAGATGCTTATATCAGTTTTGAAAATGATGCGTTTTACCCTGAATTAAGGGGAGTTACGTGGCCTACAAAACCTGAATAAAATATCTGTGGAGGGGTATTAATGAGGGCGCCGTTTTTTCTTTTTGGTGGCGGACACGACCACCAAGAAGAGCTAATTAATGATATATATCAACTGTCTAAAACCATAGAAAGTCAGGATGCCCAGATAGGCAATCACACTGACACAAGTGGTTCCAACGTCAATTTAAATAATTCCTACAGATCTAGTCGGATAAAGTGGCTCACACCTTACAAATGGGTGGGGGAAGAACTTTATTCTAGATATATCCTGCCTGCTAACCGGGATGTTTTTGGTGTTAATGTAACGCCTTATTGCACCGTACAGTATACAGAGTATCATGCTTCTGAAAGAGGGAAGTATGACTGGCATATGGATGTCTTCTGGGGCGAAAGTAAACCTTTTGACAGGAAACTGAGCCTTACTCTACAACTTTCAGATCCTCACGAATATGAGGGCGGCGACTTTGAGTTTGAAAACGCGCCTTTACCTGAGAACGCTAAGACAAAAGGGTCTGTAATTGTCTTTCCAAGTTATTTAATGCACAGAGTTACGCCTGTAACGAAGGGTGTAAGGAAAACGCTAGTGGCATGGTTTGAGGGGCCTAGATGGGTATGACAGAGAATATTGAGTTAAGGGACGATTTCATTGGGATTTTTGATGGATTTTTTCCCTACGAAATGTGCGACAAGTATATTTTATGGTTTAAGAAACAGCAGGCAGACCAACTTACTTGGCAAAGGGTCCAGACAAAAAACATTGTCCAAGATGAATCTGTAGATACAGACGGCCTGTTTTTATCTAACTTTGCCCCTGTAGATGAAGAGAATAACACCTTCTTCAGCACACTTTTTTTCGAGAAAATTGCACCCCTTTATTTTGATTATTATCCGGGTCTTTCTAAGATGGGTGAAAAATTTTATATTTCAGCCACAAAAGTCCAGAAAACAGAGCCGGGTCAAGGCTATCATGTCTGGCATTGCGAGCATGGTCCTTACCAGCCTAGCAGGATTTTGGCTTGGACACTGTATTTAAACGACGGTTTTGAGGGCGGTGAGACAGAATTTCTTCATCAAAATGTGCGGGTTACACCTAAAAAAGGCCGTTTAGCACTGTTTCCATCTCATTTTACGCACTTACATAGAGGTAATCCTCCCTTGACAGGCACTAAGTACATACAAACTGGTTGGGTTTGTATGTCAGTTTAGGTATAATGTGGGAGTATAGAGATGAGATGTGACTTATGCCCCTTACTAAATTACAGTTCAATCCCGGAATAAATAAAGAGCTAACCGCTTATTCTAACGAAGGTGGTTGGAACGATGGCGATAGAATACGCTTTCGTTTTGGTTATCCTGAAAAGATAGGTGGATGGCAGAAATACTCTACCAATACTTATTTAGGGCTACCTAGAAACCTGCACCCGTGGACAAACCTTGAAAACGATAGGTATTTAGCGGTCGGTACAAACCGCAAATATTATATCGAATCAGGTGGTGCATATAATGACATCACCCCTATTCGTCTTTCCATACGTAAGTCTGTTTCTATCAGTGTAGGAACGACAGGCGTTTTTGGTACAGGCGCTGTAAGCTCACCTACAACTAACGCAAGCGCACCATTTGGCAACCCGATGACAGGCTCTGTAGGAACTGTAACTATAAGTAATTCACCGGGCGTTATTGTTCCTGTAGGAGTTTAAGATGGCAAATATAATTGTAACCCCAACAGGTGCAGGCGGAACTGGTGCATTAGGCACGGCGGCGGCATCCACTACCATACCTATTACAGGCGCAGTAATTACTGTGACTACAACAGAGAATAGTCCTACGGTCACTGTGACACACGTTAATCACGGATGTGTAACAGGGGACTTTGTAGAGTTCCTAAGTGTGGACTTTGGCACAAGCCCCGGTACTGATTATGACACCTTAATCACCCTTCTTCAGCAAGAGCATGAGGTAACTGTAACAAGCACAGACACTTATACTATTACACTAACCGCAAATGCAGGCGTAAATTTAACCGATTCTGGTTTAATTGAAGCGGACTATCAATTAAATGCAGGCAGTATTACACAGGTGTACGGCACAGGTTGGGGTGCTGGTACGTGGGGCAGGAACGGATGGGGTAGTGCCGCATCTACGGGCATTACAGTGACCTCTGATTTGCGTATTTATTCTCAGGATAACTTTGGTGAAGATTTAATACTTTGTCCAAGAAACGGTGAGATTTATTACTGGCGAGAAGATAACGGCTTTAACACACGTGCCCAACCCATTAGCGCAACAAGCTCGACTGTGCCTTTGAAAAACAGGCAAATTATGGTCACCTCCGACCGCCATGTTCTTGCTTTTGGAACTGTGGCAGAAGGTGAAACAGAGTTGGACAGGATGCTAATTCGGTTTAGTGATCAGGAAAACCCTTTTGTTTGGAATGCTTTGCCAACAAACACCGCAGGCGATTTACGAGTAGAGCAGGGTACTCAGATTGTTCAAGCCGTTAAAACTCGCAGAGAAATCATTGTTCTAACAGACAATTCTGTCCACAGTATGCAGTTTATTGGGCCGCCATTTACTTTTGGTATTAACCAAATATCTTCAAATACTACCGCAGTTTCTCCGAATGGTGCAGTAGCTCTTGAAGATGCTGTGTTTTGGATGGGGATTGACAGGTTTTATGTATATGACGGCAGGGTAACACCCGTACCGTGTACGGTTAGAGACTACGTGTTTCAAGATATAAACGACCAACAGCTTGAGAAGATTGTAGCAGGCGTAAACTCAGAATTTGGAGAGGTTTTCTGGTTCTATCCATCATCTACAGCAGATGAAAACGACCG